CCGCTATCTCTAAGAGCGCTTTCATATTCTCTGATCTTATCTGTTGATCCTGATAAGATCTTAACCGCGTCAGCCACACCACGATTAAGACCTAACTGATCTAATGTACTTGCTTTAAGTTCATCGGACATAGGTTTAAGTACACGATCAAGCTCTTCAACTATGTCAGCAACATTTCTCATATTGCCTTCAGCGTCAAACATTTCTAGTCCAAGTTTCCTAAACTCTTCCCCGTTCTTCGCTGTAGCTCTTGGAATATCTCTTAAAACCTGATTTAACTTCTCGCCACCTTCGGCACCTTTAACACCTGCGTCTGCAAAGACAGCAAGAACAGCGACGCCTTCTTCAATATCTTTATTAACAACCTTTAACGCGGATCCTGCTTTAGATGTAAGAGCCTCAGAAAATTGCTGAACACTTGCGTTAGCTAAGGTGTTAGCTTTGACTAATACATCAGTTACCCTAGTTAAGTTCTCTAAGTTTTGTTGTGCGTCATTAACAGTAAGACCTAATGCGGATTGTGCGTCAGTAGCCAAGTCAGTAGCAGTAGCCATATCGAACATACCTGCTTGGGCAAACTTAGCAACTTGGGGAAGTGCTTGGATCTGTTGTTCTGCGTCTAAACCTGCGGACGCTAGAAAGAAAAAGCTCTCTGCTGATTGTTGAGCTGAAAAGGAAGTAGTAATCGCAACTTCTCTAGCAGTTTGTTCCATACGGCGTTGCTGTTCTTCAGTAGCGTTCATGATCGCTAATGATTGTGTCATAGCGTCATCAAATTCCATGAATTGTTTAGTCGCGCTCGATAGAGCTTTCGCCATAGCTACTGCGCCTGCAACAGCAGTAACGCCCATAGCTTTTCCGAATTTACCTAAACCCTTAGAAGATTTATCGCCCGACTTACCGATCCCGTCTAATTGTCTTTTAGCTAGATCAGCACCCTTAGTTATTATGTTTAAAACTATATTTGATACAGCCATTTATCGTCTGTTCCTTTTCTTCTTCATTTCTGCGTCTGCGAGTGCTTGGGCTTTATCGCGGGCTTTCTTTTCCCATAAATAGAAATAAGCCCACTCATTAAATTCCTTAGCACTCATCTTACTATGCAACTCGCCTACCGTCATGCTTAGATCACGGGCTAAACGAAAAGAAAAGGCTAGATCGGTATCTAGATCAAAACTGATCGGCGTCTTCCGCCGTACCCCCTAAGCCATTTAAATTGTTGATTTCTACAAAGATCTGATCGACTATCTTGCTATCTTTCTCGTAAAGACTATCTATTAGATCATCATCTAATTCAGGATCTACTACGCACTCTTTTAAAAGATGTATTTGATATTCAAAAGCGTCTAATTCAGTATCTTTGAGCAATCGACCAAGTTTAACAGCCATACCTTTTGACATACCTTTAATCTTGATCGAAAAGCCCCACTCATCAATATTTATTATTTTTTCAGGCACATCAGGAAGACCTAAGATGTCTTCTCGACTTAGCCTTTTAAGATTTTCACTCATTGTGCGTCCTATCTATTTATTTAGTGTGTACCTCTAGTAACCGCGTCAGAAACTTGTAGATCTGCTGAATAAGCAACCACATCGCCGACAGGGCTAGAAATAGCATAGTTTGTTAATATTGTTTCGCCTGTGTATTTAACTTTTCCTGATCCTGTTCCTTCAGGGGAATATTCAAAACTTAATGTAGCAGATTGTCCTAATACAGCGCCGAATATTGCGTCTGCTGTACTATCCCAAAGACCGCCTAATGAAATAGTCGCGTCTTTCAATCCAACAATATAAGTTTTATTGTCCTTCCCAAGTACTGTTGTTTCTGCAACATCAGCAGTTTCAGGAAAGTCCACATTATTTACATAAGCCGATATATCTGTAAGTGATCCACCTGAGTTATCAAGTTTAAATACACTATCTTTTCCATGAACAAAAGCCATTTTTTATCTATATCCTTTCTTAATTGTTTCTTCCAAAGCCAATTATAACAGCGAAACTTGGTGTAGATCCGCCTACTGTATATTCGACTTTTAGATATCTATTTACTGTAGTACCTTTCGCAACCGCTTTAACTTCGCTAGTTGCTGAAGTTGCTTGGGTAAATGTTACTAGATCAGCGTAAGTACTGTTATCAGCACTATGAGTGATCTTAGCGTCTAAAGTTGGGCTAGTTCCACTAGCAGAAGTAACGATAATAAAAGCGCCACCCCCGTTAGCTGTACTTGCTGAATTATCTCTAGCTGTTCCTGATCCTGTAGCTGTAACAGTTGCATTTTCAAGAACAGTACCATTAAAGATACCTTCATCAGATTGAAAGTCAGCACTAAAAGCAACGATATCGCCTACAGGACTTGAAATCCCATAATTAGTAAAGTTACCTTTTCCAAAACTTACACTATCAGTAGCGTCAACACCGTCAATCCCCATGACTAATTCTTGACCACCTGTGCCGAGATTAGTTGCAATAGGACTATCTGCTGTAGCGTCGAAAAATCCTGCAACTGTTATAGTGCCGTCTTTTCCGCCTGCTATGTATGTTTTAGCTGATTTTCCAAAAGTTGTACTTTCTGCGATGTCTGCTGATCTTGTAGCGTCAGCATTGTTTAAATAGCTAGAAAGATCGGTGCTGTTCAAAAATACTTTAGTGTCCTTACCGTGTTTAAACGCCATTACTGACCGCCTTTACAAGTGTCGGGACAACTTCCACAACAATTCATTATTTCTTCCTTCTTCCTGATCCTGATCTTCGTCTTCTTCTTCTAGTTCCTGATCCTGATCCTGATCCGTATCTTCCGTAACCCATTATATTATTCTTCTTCCTTATTATTCAACTCTTGCATTTTTTGTTCTTGATATTCTTTAGCATTTACTTTGATAACAAGTCCCTGATCTAATAACCACTTAGCAGGTTTTTTATCAATGCTTTCGCCTGCTTGGATCTCTTTATCTTTAATTTTTAAATTTACTGTAGCTATATACATACTTCTATCCTATCACTTCTACTACAAATTCCACGCCAAGTAAGTCAGTATTATTTAACTCGAAGGCGCCGTAATCTCTTACTTCTGTAACTCTAACAGAAGACGCGACACCACCCAAAGTTAGATCGCTTTCTATTGCAGACTTCATAGAGTTGGATCCTGAAGTCTTGATAAACTGATCTAAAGTTTCTTGGCTGTCCTGACCGTCAACATTAGCGACATAAAGCCTTACAGGGATCAAGTATTTATCTGATCCCCTAGCCATAGTAGTATCATATTCTAAGGTATCAAGCACCCCAACTATTGCTATAGGTGGCTCGGCTCGGTGGGGGACATAAGCGTAAACATCAACGATCGTGATGTTATTCGATATGTTCGTTGCTATTCCTGATCTGATCTGTGTCAAAGTCGCCATGACTTGATAATAGCATAGATCTAGGATCCTTAACAGGCTCACGCAGATAAGTATTATTTTCTAAGTCTGCGCCTGAAGGAAATCCTTCATTGATACTGTCGTATCTATATCGAGTGTTCACATCTTTTTTGATCCATGACTTTAGATCTTCGGACAATCCGCCCTGAAGGAAAGTCTGAAGATCTAATAGTCTGCGTTTCAATTCCATAATATTATTCTACTTCTTGAAATTCTAGTGTGATATTAGGCATTAAGGTTAATTGTAGTAAACCTGTTTTGTCTGATACTTCAAGATAGTAATCCTGTTTGATAGTTGGCGTTAGCTTACCTTCTTTCAGGATCTCTTCTTGTAGCTGATCTTGTTCTTTTACAGCTAGTTCTAGATCATCTCTTATGATCTTGTGTACCTGATCTAACTTACCTTTCTCAACATCATAAGTTCCAACAACGCTTATGGATCCTATGACTTTGTAATTTTCTGACATTTATATCGTTCCCCTTTCTTTCATGTCTTTTATTAATTTTTCATTGAAGTCGGGTGCTTGGCTATCTAAAAACCAATCGCCTTCTTCAACGAACTTATCGTATTCTTCCTTACTCATAGTTTCTTTATCCATTTATAGTTCCCCTTTCAAGTTTGGATAATTTAGATCTATCTCTTTAAGATCTAAAGTTTGTCTGATCTGATCGATCTGATCATGACTTGTAATGTCATGAGCGATGATCTGCTTTATATTTTCTATTGGTGTCATATTCCCTTTCTGTTTTCTTTGGCGGGGGGATCAGCCCCGCCATTTTTTTATGATCTACAGTTTGTACGGCACGGATCTTACGACAACCCTTTCGGCTGACGGAAGATCTAGTGAGTTGTAAAATACTGTTTGACAACCGTTCCCGTGATCTGCGAAACGCTTTACGCTACACGGTTTACAAGTTGTAATACGAAGTCTTGTTTTTGTAGTAAAAACAGAAACTTCGCAAGTAGATTTAGTTTCGCCACTAGGACAATGAGTTTTACGCTCACGCTTAGCAGGAACTTCAGCAGGTATAGTCAACGCCTGTCGCATAGCTCTAGGAATTGTACTGCTGAAACTACAAGTACAAGATCTACAATGTACCCCCACAACACCCCCTTTCAAAGTGTTAGATTTAGAAGTTGTTATTGTCATTACTTAGATAGTCTTTCTATTTGCATGTACAGCACATCTCTTTCGTTAGAAAGATTGTTTAGGTGCTTAAATAAATTCTTATAAAGATCTGAATTTTCTTGCCCCTTACTTCTAAGATACATCATACCTTCGATAGCGTGCTTTGCGTCGTTCTCTTTGCTTTGATATTCTTTTTCTAGTTTTTGTAATTCGTTCATTTTTGTTTCCTTTCAATTTGTTCTTATACTTAATTTAACCATAGATTAAAAAGAAAGTCAACAACCATTTTTTTTAATATTCCTGATTTAGCCTATATTTACAGTTTTTTAAATAATAACCCCAATGTTTATAGGCTTAAAAGAGTGGGAAAAAAAAATTTTATTTTTTTAATTTATTTTCTTAAATTGTTTCTCAATATCGTTCGCTAGATCCACTAAGAGTGCTTTTCTTTCTGTCTTGGTATCTCTTTCAGCGATCAGTAAATAAGGTACAAGCGGTGTTCCTTTTTCTGCTATTGATCTAGCAACTACGAAAGCTAAGTTTGGATCGCCCAACTTTCTTTCTGCCCACCCACGAAGTTTCCTTACAGGTGGGAAGTGCGGTTTAGATCTAGTAAATGGCTCGGATAGTTTTAGCTTTCCTGATCTCTTTGGATCGCCATGAACAAAAGGGGACTTCGGGCTGTCTGATCTAACTTGGATCCGTTGCGGTAATCTTCCTTTAGTTTTGATCTGTGTTGATCTAATAGATCTTTTAAGTGCGCCTGTGTCTTCAGGTGCTACTTCTTGCGCTCTGTTCTTGATCAGATAAGCGGAAGTACGCATATAAGACCTGATCGGTTTATTAGATAAGTTTCCTAGATCAACTTTCTTTTTTACTTTGTTTAATCCTGTTACTTTAAATTGTTGACTAAAAGCCATGATCTAAAGTCGATGTCTGATATAAGGTTTTATTAAAGTCTTTGCGTCAGGATCCATTTTTTGAAACAACTCTCTTTCGCCTGTTTCTGAAGATCCGTAAGTTGAGAAAGGGCTGTCTTTTCTTTTCCATAATCTAGATGATTGTAATAAACATGCTTGCTTGATCGCGTCAGGTACAGCATTAAATCCCCATTTAGCCGTGATCTTAATATTTCTAACAATATCAGGATCAAACCTTTCTGAAGATCGTCGATCAAATATTACTAATGTTTGGAAGGGAATATCATTATCGCCGTCTAGATCTACTACATCTAACGGCTTTAAGTAAAAGTCTGTATCGAGTGTTATTGTTTTATCGTAGGATCCGTCGTCTGTTGTATCTAACTGAACGATTAATCCTGTTGTTGTAGCTATATCAGGAACATCTAAGATAAAAGGATTATTAGGCGTAAAGTATTTTATTTGCACGCTCTCACTAATGAAAAATACTCTGCCTGTAATCTGATCTATTAATCTAGAGCTAGCGTTAATAGCATTAGTTAAGTTTGTATCTTGTGATGATCCTGAAAGCCCAATCATTGTTTTTAGATCGTTAGTAGAACAATATTGCGCGTGCGACATTAGTCCTACTTAGCTTTATTTTCGGCAGGTGCCTTCGCTTTCGCTTTGGCTTTATCTAATCCCCACTCTTTAGCTTGTAGATCAGATATTTCATCGCCTTTCTTACCAAGTAATTTACCTTTAGCCCAACCTTTTGGAAGACCGTCAGTACCTTCGGCGACTTTACCTTCATCATTTATCCATAAATCTTTTTTTAGTTTCATTGTTTTCCTTTTCTTTGTTTGATCCGCACCCGCCTTATAAGACGAGTGCGACATCAAAACCATTTTAACTATCTATTAAAAGTTAGTTATTGAACAGAAAGCAGTAGCCCTATAAATAGGGAAACCTAATCTCATGCTAGCTTTCATCATGACTTTATCTTTTGTGAAGAAGTCATCATGGCTATCAGACATAGATACTTCAATACCCTGTCTTGAAACTATGTGAACTGCTTGTCCGCCACCGAAAGCACCAACTAACGCTGTTCCTGCTGAAATAGCTGTTGTTGGAACTACAGGTACACCCCATATACTTGCTTGCGGTGCGCCGTTCATCATACCTGCGCCCACGAATAGTGGTTGTAATGCGCCTGAAGTTGTTACGGCGTTTACTTCTGTTACTACATCGTACCAATCAGAAGGGTGCATAAGAATTGCGTCAGGCTCTATAAAGGCGTCCTTTCGGATTTCTGTAATTGCCTGATAAATTTGTCCAATTCTCTTCAAGTTTCCTGAAAAAGATGAATAATCAAAAGTATTAATTCCTGATTTGTTTAAGATACCACGAATTATTGGCGCTGATCCTGATCCCCCGATTAATACATCGGACAATCTAAGTTCAAGCATTGTTCTTAGTCTGCTATCTAAGTAGCCCTGTACTGCTGATACATCAGCAAGCAGTTCTTCTGTAACAGGTATAGAAACACCAAATTTTCTGATCTCTTCTGTTCTTTCTGTGAAAGCTAAAGCACTTTCGCCGAAAGCTGATCCTTCTGCTACTTCTGCACCATTGTTAGTGAAAGTAGTTTCTTCTAGATACTTGTATTGATATTGATCTGTATTGATTACATCAAAGAGATCGATAACAGCACTATTGTTTCTTGTAGCTGTAGGGACGATTAGATCATCTCTAACTACTGAAGGTGGATAGTTGCTTTCAGTTAAAAGAGTTTTAGTTTCAGCTAAAGGCGACCAATTAATTTCAGATTTAATTCCTTTTGCGCCGTCTTTGACATACGCTTGAAATGCTTTGCTCTCGTACAATGCTTGTCCAAGTGTTCTAGGCATTTCTTTTGCAGGAACTTCGTTGAATACAGGTGCAGTAACTTCTACAGCTTTTCCTTCTTCAACATCATTTTCTAATTGCGCTTTTTTAGTTTCAAAAACTTCCATTTCTCTTACTTCTTTAGCCAATGCGTCAATAGCGTCATTTCTTTGGATCCACTCTTCGCGTGTTTCAGCGTCAACTGATCCATTTTCCATGTCTTTAACATCTGCTAAGGCTTTTTCTCTAAGATCTTGAAGTTCTTGCTTTTTTTCTTTTAAGCTCATTTTCTTCCTTTTATATATCGGCTGTTTCAGTTAAAACAGCCATTGTTCTTAGAAATAAGTCTTGATCTTCTTCAGTATTCTTGATCATGTTTTCATCTTTCACGCCTGCGTCTAATAGATCATTAAGATCTACATAAGCGTCGTGTAAGTCTTCTACAAGATCCTGAATAGCTGTAGATGATTTCTCGCTTAGTTTCTTTCCTTTTTCTAGGCGTAAAGAAGTAAGTTCTTGCGCCCTGTTGATTACTGATTTCAAAGTGTTACGCACCTCTTCAATTTCTTCAGTAAATCTTTTACCTTCTGTCTTTTGTTCTTTGACAGCTAGGGTATGGGTATTCTGATTAGCACCAACTAGGACAGGGCTAACTTCCCATACTTTTAAACTTTTTAGATAACGGACTTCTACTTCTTCTGATCCGTCTTTGGTAAACATACCATTTTCACTATCTAACACTTCATATCCGAACGACCATTGTTGTAAATCGCCCATAGCTTTGACAGTTTCATAAGCGTCTTTTCCGCGTTGGGTGTCCATAATAAATTGACCTTTGAAAACTGCTTGTCCTTCTTCTTCTACGATTTCGCCACGACCAATGACATCTTTCCAATCATGTCCCCAAACCATAGCCACGCCTTTTTCGCCGTAACCTGATTTAATAGAGTTTGGAAGAACGACATCGCCGTCGCTGTCCACTTCGTTAAATACTGAAAATACTGCTTTAACAGATCCTTTCTCGCCTTCGTCTGTTAGAAGAGATATATTTTTAAATTGTCTTTCCATTTCAAGCCTTCCTAGTAATTCGCTTATTATGATAAATAGTAGTACACCTACAATTCACAATCAATTCAATGGGTGCGCCGAATTTACTATCTGCGGGATAGTCCATTTTATAGCCTAGCACATTAAATTGTTTTGACATAGGAACTCTCTGATTATCAACAACTCTATGGCTGTCCCTGACTTTCCCGTCCCTTCTTGTTAGCCAAGATTTTTCTAATGCTAGTCCTGTTTTCTTTGCGCCTTCTTCTTGTCCCCATTGTGATAAAGCTAGTCCTTCTGTTCTAGCGATCCTAGTTGCGTCGCCTAACATACGCTTAGTTAAACTTTCTGATAGTTCGTTAGCTATGTAATCATCTAGATCAGTTCCCCTAAGTCCAAGCGCTCTACCTGCGTCCATACCTTTTCTAAGTGATCTGTTTACAATAGCTTTTCTAGATTTAGACATTTCAGGAAACAAAGTATCTAAGCGATCATTTACAAAAGCAATAGCGTCTGAATTTCTTGTAAGGTTTTCTATAGGGATCTGAACGCCCCTAGCTGATCTAAGCGGATAAAATCCTTCTGTGATCACTTCTCTAGTTGGCTTTCTTCTTCTTTGTCTTGCGATCGCCTGTTCCTGATCTGCTGTAAATTGTGTCTTTACATTTTCAGGAAGTAGAGTTACAAACTGATAGAAGTAATAATCTGTCATCATAGAAAGATATAGATCATAAATATCAGCTTTCCAATTCTTAGTATTCTGATCTATTAAGAAATCAATGACACCGATCATACCTGCTTGACGAGCTGTATTGTCTTTAATGTAATTTAAAATATCTTTTCTTTGGCGATCTAGTAACTTGTAATACTCTACAGCTAACGCATAATCCCAATTCTT